TGATTATTGGCCTAGCCAAGGATTTGATTATCTTGACAAGAAATCAGAAAGAACTATACATATAATGAACGAAGATATATTATGAAAATACCAAGAGGAAGAACACCAAAAGGAGCAGTAAAAGCATATAATGCAGAAGGCAATTTTATAGGATTTGTATTTAAGAATTTTTATGATAAAATTACTTATGATATTGCAAAAAAAGACAGAAAAGATAGAAAAGAACGTCAAGACAAGGCAATAGAAATGATTATGAACGGAGAAATTAAAGATTAAAAAATGAAAAATTCAGTAGTATTTGAAGGAGGTATTGATAAAGTCAGTACCTTAGCAGACGGGAGCCTACGTATCTATGTAGGCACTCCTGAGCTAGCACACGAAACTATGGTTAATCTATTTGGATTAATTAAAAAGCCTGGTTATGTATTAATATCGGCAAACCATATTAATCAAGACCAGATAGACGCTGTAGAAAAAGCTACAGCAAATACAGAGTTTAGCGAAAAAACGCCTAGCCAAAGAATGAGGGGTGTTTTGTATAAAATATGGGAAAAAACACAACCTAAAACAATGAATGGCGATACAGGTGAAATAGAATATGTTGATTTTGACTTATTTTATAAAAGACAAATGAATAAAATTATAGATCATTTTAAAAGTAAATTAGATTAATGATAAAACACAGTAAATATTATTATGAAAAAGATAGAAATATGTATGTAACAAACACAACATTAGATAAAAGAATACCTACTTATTATATAGGTAAACATCACGGCTATGAAGCCCGTAAAGTAGTAGAAGATTTTGAACTATCTTATAATGTGGGGACAGCAGTAACATATCTTTTGCGCGCAAACCGCAAGCATGACACTCCAATAGATTGTATAAAAAAAGCAATAACTCATTTAGAATTTGAATTAGAAAAAATAAATAATGAAAATTCGGAAGATTAAAAGAAAAACATTTAAAATTAGACCATCAGGTAGATCAACAGATTTTATATCTCCAAGCTTTGGATATGGCTGTTTGTATAACTGTTCTTATTGTTATATGAAACGCCATATGCCAAGAGGTCTAAGTGTTGCAACTAATACAGAAGACATACTTACTGAAATAAACAGTCATGTTATGTTTGCTGAAGTAGAAAAGCCTAATCAAACACACAAAAAATATATAACATACGATATTAGTTGTAATGAAGATTTTGCATTACATGCTAAACATCACGAATGGGAAAAAATATTTTTATTTTTTAGAGACCATCCTATTGCTATGGGTAGTTTTGCTACTAAATACGTTAACCCAGATTTTATATTTTTTAACCCTGAAGGCAAAATTAGAATTAGGTTTAGCTTAATGCCACAATTAAAAGCAGATATACATGAGCCTAATACATCTAAAATAATAGATCGTATAAAAGCAATAAATGCTTATGTAAAATCTGGTTATGATGTTCATGTAAATTTTAGCCCCGTAATTGTTTATGATGGCTGGCTTAATGATTATTATAAATTATTCCAAATGCTTAATGACTACGTTGATTCGGCCATACATGCAAACGTTCTGTCGGAAGTTATATTTTTAACACACAACGAGTCTAGGCATTTGGTTAATAACATAAACAATCCTATAGCAGAACAAGATTTATGGACACCTAATTTACAAGAAACTAAAATATCTCAATATGGCGGTAAAAATATTAGGTATAACTACCAGTTAAAACGTAAATATATAAAAGACTTTATTGATTTACACGACAAGATAATACCTTGGAATAAAATAAGATATATTTTTTGATTATGACAATAACTATAATTATATTTGTAATATTAATATTATACGTAAGATATGTTTACGTAAATTATGAAAAAAACGACATTGTAAAAAACCTAGAGGAATATGCCAAAAAAGAGAAAATTAAACAGCAAAAATCCCAAATATTGGAGCGTAGAAAAACTAAACATCCAAAAAGAAAAACTAAGAAAACTATTGTGTACAACACAAAATAATATTAAAATTTATGCAGTTTGGTATGAGTGATTGTGAAACTTTAGCGTTAACAACTATTGCAATCGTATTAGGTATAGGCCTTGTCTTAGGGGCCTTATCTATGATTGCGTTTAGGGCAAAACAAATAATAGAACTAAACAATGAAGTTGATAAATTTAGAGATTTGTATTTTAACGAAATGGATAAATTTAGAAATAAATATTATGATGATGGTTTTGACGAATACTAAAAATATGTATTATGACTAAACAAGATCAAATAAGATACTGGAAACGTTATAAAAACTATTTACTTAAGTGGGTAAAACGTGTAGACAGGCACTTAGATAAGCTTAAACGCTAACATTGTAATTTAATATACCCTGTAAACCGTTTTGCCTACTGTAAATAAAAGCTTGTGCTTTTTTTATGTTGCCTATAAAACCTTTGCTATCGTGCCAATAATCAGTTGCAGACATAGAAGATAGATTTCTAACTGTTATACCATTTAATTCTTCTATAGCTTGCAATTTCATAGCTTTATTTGTATGATAATGACCTCTGTGTACTTCTACATAAACAGTATCGCTCCATAAATTTTTAAATCTTTGTGCTATAATTCCTGGTAAATCATTGGTCTTAGGGCCATCACCATGATCAGAAATTATTAAATTGTTTCCGTATGGAATAGCTTTCATTAAACAATCACTATTGTCTACTTTTACATTTTTATTGTTTTCATAATATAACTGCAAGGTGTCTCCTAAATGCATTACAGATTCTCTATCGTGATTACCTGGTATTACCATAACATGAACATCAGCTATTTCAGCCAAAATATCTATAGCTTTTATCATTAATTTACGTGCATATCTATACATATCTATATGATAATTGCTATTAAATTGTGGCGTTCCTTTAGTTGTAGCAGGTATAGGCCAATCGCCATCAGAGTTTAATAAATCTTGCCCTACAATAAAAAGTATTTTATCTATATAAAAACCCCTTGCTCTATACAAAAGATGCTCTATAGCTCCTAAAAGGCGTTCTTCAGCTATCTCCATACTATACTCATCGCCTTTAATTCCTATTTTTCCTAAATGCAAATCAAATGCGGAAATTTCTAGCAAATGTAAATCTTTTCTGTCAGTAGGTCTGCTTCTTTGTATTTTTGCAACTTTAGGTGAAAGGTTTCGTAAATCCTCTATAAGCTCTTCTTTTATTTTTTTTATATTAAACTCAGGTTTTATTCTTTTAAGAAAAGCCTTAGTTCTATACATTGTTACAGTTACTGGATTTCTATCATTATCAAAACCAGTTACTTCATATGTACCTATATCGTATTTTTCTACTTCCCATAAATCTAAATCAACTGAACAGGCAGCTAATAAATCTTCTAAAGATTTAACTCTAGTGCAATTTTCTGCAGTAAGAACAGCATTAGATTTAGTTTCTTGAAAATTTATTACTTCTTTTTCTTTAGGATCAGTATCAGGATTTTTTCTTCTTAGCGCTCTTGCAAGAGTTCTAATTTGCTCATAATTAGTTCCAAACTTTTTTGCTGTATCTGCGTATTTACTACGCATTAAGTTAGGATTTTTTAATAAATATTCTCGTATTTTATCATTTAAAGTCATGTTAATTTTTTTTAAGTTTCTTTAACTCCATAGCCGTGTTGACTTATGAGTGTTAAATTTACGGGAACAAGCTTTCGCTTTGAACGCCGCCCAACTAATTTATTAACAGCTTTGTTAACAATTTCTTTATTTGTAAATATAGAACCCTTGTCGTGCCCCTTTACTATATGATTATCTAAAGTATAAATATGATTTCTTTGGTCTTTAAACGTCCATCGTGAAAGCCAAATTGGAACACTAAATTCTCCTGTTGGTTTATCCATTACTAAAACTAAACGATACAGTTGCCTCTTTATCACTACAAACTACATAAAAAACTATATCTTGATTTACATGTTTATATAAAGCGTTTACTGTTGAGCTTAAATCTATTGACGTATTACCTGTAAAAGATGAGCTAAATAAACAAGCAACATCTCCTCCAGAGGTAGATGTAACAACCCCAGAACTTACAGTAAAACTTATAGAGTCTTGATCGCCCACACCCCAATAAACGCTAATAGTTTCAGTAGATGCATCACTATTAAAATTATTTAGTATTAAACTGTGTAAACTACCACCCCTTCTTAATGTAAAAAAACGTAACGCTTCGTCATGTCTAGTTATTTTAAAGCTAGCCACACTTCTTAATACTTGTGTAGTTTCACTAGTTGGTAAAATATTTTGACTAGTAATAGCTCTCGTAGTATTAGTTATTTCGTTTATATTTTGCGCATCCTCCCTATAGTTGTTTTTTAATATTTCTTTTTTTTGTTCAGTAGTATTTTCTAAAATTGGGGGATTGGCAAAAGCTTTATTTTTATCTCTAGTTAAATATTTTGACCTCGTTTGAGACCCCTTACCTCCGTATTTGTCTTTTATTATTGGCATAATTTATTATGTATTAAGTCCATTCAACTTCCAGTGTAGTACTAAAATATACAATTTTACCACTTGTGGTTCCTTTAACCATAGCCACAATCATATCTCCAGCACTAAAACTAGCATTATCTTCCCCTAATTCAGTAACATCAAAATCTTCTAATTTAGCATTTCCTAAAGCGGTAAAAGCTGTTACAGCACCTGTAGCCACAGGAGTTGTATTTCCTGAATCGTTTCTAACCAGAGGAATTTTATATAAGCCTATAGTTACCTCTCCTGATCCTGCAGATGCAGCCCATCCTATCCATTTTGTCATAATTCCACCTCTTGGCATTATTGTCCCTCCAGTTCTCATAGCTTTTTGATATGATGTTGCGGCTACACCCTCTTCTCCTTGCGAAGTATTTAATTCAAAAGGAGCGTTATTATCAGATAAATATTCTGGCATTTCAAAGTTTGTACCATCTGCCGTACTATAACCCTTAAACTCAAAATATGCTAAATGTTTTAGTTTAGCTGTAGCTATTATTGATGCGTTCCAAGTGCCTGTACCAACAGTTCCAAGAGTAGTAATATTTGTGCTTCCTTGAAAACCGTCTTTTAATCCATCAGGTGTAACAGCTCTACTAGTATCTGTTCCAGTAGTTGTTTCTGCTGTTGTTGCAAGCTCTACAGCTCCTTTTGCAGATGTTGAAGCATCAGCTAAATTAATAGTAACATCACCTGTAGTTCCACCACCCGTTAAATTTGTTCCAGCAGACACACCTGTTATATCACCACCACCAGCAGCAGCGTTTATTCTGTCATCAATAGCTGCAGATGTCATTAATGAAGTATCATTATCAGCAAATGATTCAGCTGAAGTTTGCACAGCTGTTAAACTTACACTGTCTAAACCTAAAGTTGTTAAGCCAGTAACACTACCACCATCTACAGTAACCGTACCATCTAAAAGTATATTATTACCAGCAACTGGTTCTAATTTTATTTGACCTTCAGCATCTAAAGTAATATCACCATCAGCAGCTATTTCAACATGAGCAGCAGCCCCATCACTATTTTCTGTAGTTAAAACAAACTCACCCTTAGGGCCTGTCTGTATTTTTGCATATTCAGTAGGAGTTGATTTTTGATGAAAATAAACATCGTTACGAAATCTAGATATAAAATCCCATATATGTTCCCCTAACCATTTTATCATGCTAATTAGGTATTACATCAAAATCTACATATTCTATAGTAACTTTTTCTTTTAATTCTAACGCTCTAGATATATCTTTATATATTCTTTTGTACGCATTAGTTGATTTGCCAATGAAACCATCTTTGATGATACTGTTATTCTCCTGCGAGTCGCCCACAAGTAAACATCCAGCAGTATGCTCATCAGTATTACCAGTATGTATAAGAATCCATTCAAAGCCAGGCACATTAGTAACGTGTAGCATTCCTTTATGAAGACCAGCAAATCTTTTTTTGTATTTTTCATGAAAACCCCCTTCAGTTCTTAATTTAATTTCATAAGTACCAGCAGGCACTCTCGTTTCCCCTCTAACCTTTAAAACTCTAGCCTCATCTTCTAATGTATAACATAGAAATTGTAGCCCTAGGTCTCCTTCTAAAAAAAGTAAGCCAGAAGTACTATCCTCCTGGCTACTAAATCTTAATACTTTAAGTTTCATATTTTAATTATCTATTGCATCACAAATTAAATATTGTACTTTTTGATCTGCAGTTGATGCCGTTACCTGAATACTACTACCAGAGCCATCACTATTTAATTCCATAGGTGTAAAAAAACATTCGCCTGGTTTTAAATCCGCCATTTCTAAAGCAGAGCTTTCAGCTGCATTAGCCTCTACCTCTACAGGATAATCTGTATCTACATTTTTAATAAAAACATATACTCTATCATCATTTACATCTGCTAGCGCTAATTCACTAGCACCTGTTTGAGCTAAATGTTCTCCTGTATAAAGGGCTTGAGCCGTTGTATTAGATGCAGAACTAAACGATGGTGAGTATGTAAATACAACTACACCGTTTTCATCTGTTAATGTAAAGCTTCCTGAAGCTGTAAAAGTTGTTGACATTGTTGCCATATCTATTTTTTTTTATATTATTAATTATGCGTTTGAATCTATTTCTACTGCAAAATACTCTACAGTAACTGCTGCTGTATCTGCAATAGCATCTATAACACCAGTATCTCTAAGAATAGTAAAAAACCACTCTCCTGGCTCTAATATAGCTATAGCATTATCAGCATCGTCTACCATACTTACTGTTACAAAATTTGTGTCATCAAGATTTCTTACATACACTACCTTACCATAAGTAGGGGCAGCCATAATGACAGTTCCTCCAGTTGCTACATCTAATCTACCTGTTTGTACTTGGTCTATTCCTGTAAGATTTAATTGAAAAGAACCTGCTTGCGTTTGTGTATATCCTGTTTCTGAAGCTGCAGAAACGTTTATAGACGCATTAAATGTATAATTTTTGGCCATTGTTTTTTATTTTTTACAAATTTATGAAATTTTTTTTATATTTTTTAGATTCTTTTATTTTTTTAAGCTCTCCACACTTTTCATATTCTTCCAATGTACAAAAGTAATCAATTATTTTATCAATAACCTTATTATTTATACCTTTTTTAGGATTAAAAGGTAAAGAACAACCGTTATATTCAA